GAAGAGTAACACCAAGTCGTTTTGCTAGTTTATCAGCATCGCCAAATGCTAGATTATCGAAAGTAACAATATCAAAGCAACGTCCTGGACGAACCAACGCAGAATCAACATCGCGGATAGATGGCAAGTTGGTAGAGAAAATCATTTTCTTACCTTTGGTTGTAACAAGACCATCGCCTACGTTAAGGAAACGATGCATCATAGTGTTACCATCGCTACGAGATTTTAAGAATGCGTCAGAATCTTCAAGAACCATTACGTTATCATCGCTCTCAATAAAGCGAGCAAAGAAACCATCTTTCTCAAGAATTTGAGAATCATATGAAACGATTGCAGAAGAATTTGTGTGAGCAAGTAAACCACGAATGAACGTAGTCTTACCAGTACCTGGAGGTCCAATTAGCAAAAGAATATTTGCTGAAGATGCCATATAACGATCATAATAATCATTGAGAGATTCTTCACCAAGGAATGGGTACATCTCATCAACAGGAAGGCGATCACGATTCAATGGAACATTAACAGAGTTGCCATCAGAACCATATACCCATTCAATATGGGAAGTTACAATATCAAAGTTCGCCTCAACCATCGCAACAATAGCATCAGCAAAAACAACGTCACCAAAAGCACGAACACTTACTGTGTTGCTATTAACATCAAACTTGATATAATTATTAGTATCACGCTCAATGATAAACCCATTAGATGAGTTACCTTGAACATGAAGGTCTTTTTCAAAGTGAGTTTCTGCCCATTGTGCCCACTGTTCACGATTGCATAAAACAGTAGTTTCGCGATGGATTGTGCGCTCTCCTGCTTCAACACGACGCTTCAGAATTTCTGAAACAATCAAATCATCAAAATCACTAACACCTAAAAATATTTTTTCGTTTGTATTTTCGTTCATAATCTTACTCAAATTAAACATGTTATCAGAACCATCCCAAGTAAATTTCTTGAGGGTTCTTCTATTCTTTCTATTCTTCTTCGCTCGTGTTCTCGAAATCGGAGGGTAGGGTTTCGTTGAACCCACTGTCAATTCCCTCAACCATTGGTGTATCGATTGCGCCATCTATTACCTCATCATCTATAAATGCGTTCAATGTATTTTCCATTTTCTTTTTGGCAGCTTTTTCTTTTTTCCTGCCAATGAAATCATCAAACGTGCTATTGTTTTGCATAAAATCTAGATATGCATTTTTAAATTCGCCAGTCTCATCATGCTCTTGAAGTTCAAACATTTCAAAGGGCATGTTCTGAATCAACTTACCTTTAATATAAGATTGTTTCTTTTCTTTAGCAATGCGTCTTAGAAATGCGTAGTAAATAATTTGTGTAAAATAAGCAAAAGGATTACTGGATTTAGTTGGATCAAAGTTATCAATATACTGAATACAGTTTTCAATTCCATCAAGAATCATATCATCACGATACGAATAATTAATGAAGTTTGGTTTATAAGAAAGATGCGTTGCTATCTTTAAAATACATTCACCGATATAGTTACTAATAACTGGCTTTGGTAAACCATTCTCTTCAGCGTGTTTTACTTTTTCTTTCATCTCAACGATTGCTGCGAGAAAGTCTTTATTGTTTACGTAGTGAGCCATAGCATTATTTGCTTCCTTTAATTATCAACATATCCATAGTATACCCTATAAAAAGAAAAAAGGCAAACTTCATTTAACTTGCATTTTGCAGTTATTTAAATTTGCCTTTACACTCGAACATGGGTATAATAAACCATGTCGGGTTTGATATAAGTGATTAGTGTTTAGTATCGTTACCTTCAATAAACCAATTTGGTTCTTGTTTTTCTACCTCTGCCTCGACTATCCCCTGCAGCATTTGTATTCTACGAATCGCTTCTTCTCTAGACAGTCCCCCAGAACCAGCTTCCTGAGATCTCAACGCAAGAGATGTTTCATTTTGTTGAACGATTTTTATATAATGAGGGATCATTTCTGTAAGCAATGGTTTGATAAAAATTACATTTTTCTTTTCAATGTCGAAAAGGTTATCTGCAGTAAATTGACAATAAGGGTTTGCAGTTATATGCTCTCTACCTTCACCAACGATAGGTATAGTTCTAATTATCATGGGATCTAAGATTTGGACATGGGTATCAGTTTCGTTCTCAAGAACACCCATAAGCTGTTCACCAGTATTTAATTTTAAAACAATATATGACTCAGCTGGAGTTAACATAACTCTACCTCTACCATTTTAACTTTAAACTCTTCTTCAGCGTAAGTTTTGTAACGCTCTGCTGCATGATTCAAAGTATGATTCTTCCATGACTTCCAATGCAAATCATCAGCAAGATCAAATAAGTTACATGAAGTCTTACCATCTTTAAGTCTTAGTCCACGACCAATACTTTGCAGATTACGAATCTTGGATTTACTTGGCGATGCAAAAATGACATTCTCGAGAGACGGTATATTGATTCCAGTGTAGAATGTGCCAAAACTAGCAATAATAATAGCATCGCTCTCACCTTCTGTAATGTGGCGAATTGCTTCTCTATCAGTTGTTTCAGTCCCACCATAAACAAAAAATACTTTCCTCTTATCATTTACTTTAGATTTAATAAGGTCGTAAAGAACCTTGCCATGCTTTTCAACGTATTGAAAAAGTACTAGCGTGTTTCCTTTAGAATTTACTGCCAAGTTTCGGATAAACTTATTTCTTGGTTCACAAGAAACGAGCCAATCCATTTCTTCTTGGTACGTTTTATTTTTACGTTCCTTACGAATCTCTTCATTATACTTCAGTAGTACACACATTATATTTAGGTCAGCGAGTTTTCCGCTATCCATTAATTTCTTAGTGGTAGTTACTTTATATATTGGACCAAACACACCCTCAAGAACTAACTGATGAACTTTCTTATTATCAAGTGTTCCAGTTGTACCAATACGGTATTTGATGCTGTCCATCTTTTCCATAATAGTAGTAAGAGATTTTGCTTTGAATTGATGCGCCTCATCACCAAAGATAACATTGAATTGTTTGAACCAAGATTTTGGTTGTAGGTATACTGACTGCCAAGTTGTAATTAATACATCTTTGGTAAAGTCTTTGCTAAAACCACTATACAATTTTTGGCAGTGTTGATTAACTGGCCAACCATTTGCGCTTGAGTAATCTTCAAAATCCGTATACATCTGTTCAACTAGCGATGTAGTTGGTACAATTAAAATACACTTACGATTATGTTCCAGATGCCATCTAAGGATTGAATAAATGATTAACGATTTGCCTGAAGCTGTTGGTGATAAGAGTAGTATTCGTTCATCATTGATTGCGTTAAAGATTGCATCAGATTGGTAGTCCCGTACTGTGATGGCTTCGTTTCTTGATTGAGGATTGAGTGTTTGGACCCATCGTTCAACGTCACTGTAAACGAGGTTATTCGGTAAGAATTCTTCTGGTTTAACATATTGTATTTCATATTGATTCCTTTCAGCAAAAGTGTGAACGTATTTAACTAAACCACTGTAAAGAGTTTTACGAACTCCATCATATAAACGCACCTTTCCATCCCAGAGTCTTGCTCTGAACTGAGGAGTAAATCTTGCTCCTGGATATTCATATGTAAAGAAGTCAACTAATTCTTGTTCAATGCTTGGATCAGAGAACACACGAACAAATACTTCATCTAATTTTTCTATTTTAATCATTACATCCCAGCTAAGAATTTCTTCCACTCAACAGCAGTTTTAATTTGCCAGTCTCTTGCTTTAATTTGGCCAAGAACTGACTCAAGGAAATATATCATTGTTTCTAGATAGTCAATTTTAACACGCATTGTATTCAACTCAGTATCACCTTGGAGAAATTCATCCATCTCATTCTTCAAAGGTTTAACACCTTGCCACTGTTCCCAGTTAAGTTGTGTTAATTCATCACGTGAAAGTTCTCCACGATATAAACGAAATTTATTTTTACGTAGGATGTTATAGTCAGAACTCATCTTTGTATGTTTGAGTTTGACATTGACAAGTATCTTTAAATACTTAGCATGAAGTTTGGGGGTAGCTGTAGTGGTTTCGCCAAGATAATTGTCATCGATTTGACAATCAGCGTCCCACTGTTCTTGCAATTGTTCTATATTCATAATAACCTCAAAATAACATTATACTATAATTCTGCAAAAAAGTCAAATTAATTATGCAAATTTATAGTGTCCGAATTTAAATGTTGCACTACCGACTAGGTAATTAACACCATCATTTGTAGAAGCAAAGGTAAGAGTTTCTAGTGCTGTTGGAAAACAATCATAAAATGTAACACTTCTAATAGGATTATTATTAGAGTCTAATACTTGCAACGTAGCATCAGATAAGTTTTTTGACAACTCATCGTAAGAAGTTGTATCACCTGCTAACAAAGTTGTATACTGTGTATATGATTCAGGAAAACCTAATGCAACAATCCAATTATAAATCACATTATAATTTAGCATTTGTTCATCAATCAAAAACTGCACAGTCAGTGGATCATACGATAGCGTATCTCCAGGTAATGGCTGTGTAGAGAATGGGGTTGAAAAAGATGGATCGCCTAACATAATACCAGGGATTGCTACTGACTGGCAAAAGAATGTAACATTTGGCACTTTAGAAATACTAAAGTTAAAGCCATTTGGCGATAAAGGATTTAAACCTGCTGGAATAGATATTGTCATATTATTATTTAGGAAGAAAAAAAAGGGATCCGAAGATCCCTTTTTAAATTACCGCTTCTTAGTCGGCTTAGTAGCCAACCTAATATTACATTAGGTTAGTAACTTTTACGCGACGGTAGTAGTAGTTTTCGTTAGCAGTTAGACCGCCAGTACCATCCAATGAAACGAATGGGTTAGCAACCATACCATAACGAGTCTTGAAACCAATCTTTGGTTGGAAGCTGTTAGGATCAACAGCACGAACCATTTGTAGAGGTACGTATGGGCAGTAGAAAAGACCAGCATCAAAAGCTGATTGACCTTTGTAACCAACTACGAAGAATTGGTTAGCAGATACGTTTGCAGAATATGGGTCAACATAAACTTTGTACTTGCCATTTAGAACACCAGCGAAAGTAGTAGAAGTATCATCTACGTTCAAGTTATTCTTACCAGTTAGACCAGAAGAATAGTCAAGAACGCCAGCCATTGCTAGAGCAGAAGCAACGTCAGCTGAAGTGATGATAAAATTACCACGACCACGACGAGTTTGTTGACCAATCGCATTGGCTTCACGTTCGATTTGGAACATTAGACCTTTGAATTTTTCAACAGACCAACGACCATTAGAGTCAACGTCTAGGTCGAAAGTACCAGCAGTAGCAGTACCAACTTGAGCACCTGGCTTAGCAGTAGTGTAAACAGTACGAACAACTTCACGGTTGATTTCAGCAAGAATTTCTGTAGAAAGAATATTGCTTAGTTCGCCTTCAGCGTCAAGACCATGAACAGCTTTCAAGTCTTGTGCTAGTTCAACTGAGTATTCAGCTTTAAGAGCACGAGTCTTAGCAGTTACAGAAGTCTTTTCGATTGAGAAAGCCATTTGACCGAAAGATCCGTCACCAGTACCACCTTGGCCAAGACGTTCAGCTGCAGCAGTAGTAACACCAGTACCAGTAGTTACGTCACCACCAGCAACAGTACCACCTTGAGTACCAGTACCAGCTTTAGTAGTATCAGCTTCGTTGAACAATGCCTCAGTACCACTTTGAGTAGCATAGCGTGATTTCATTGCGAAGATCAAATCAGTTGGTTGAGTCATTGGTTGAACACCAGCGATATCATAAGCGATAAGTTGTGGCATTGCACGACGAACCAAGCTGATTAGAACTGGGTCAAACTTAGCGATACCGCCAGTGTCACCATAAGAGCCAACAGCGTTAGTAGGAGCAGCTTCGAAAAGTGCTTCTTGTTGCTTGCCCATTTCACGTTCTTGGTTCTCTAGAAGAACAGCAGTTACTTCGCGCTTGTATGCGCTATCGATTGGAGCAGAGCCTTCGTGATTTAACACTGGTGCCCATTTTTCCATTAATTGTTTGCGATCCATTTTGGATTTCCTTTTAAAAATTTATTTGTTGTTGAGTACTGATAGGTATGCAGACATTTTAGCGTCTACAACTTTTGATCCAGCTTCAGTGATAATTTCAACTGGAGTGTCAGTTACAACAGATGTTACACCTGATGTAGTTTTAGTAGTGAAATATGATTCACGTAAAGTCTTAACTTTTGTTTCGTAAGATTCAGCGTCATCGAAAGTAACTTCAGCAACTAAACCAGCAAACTTTTCAGCTTCTGTGTCAGTTAAACCTTCGCTAACTGTCTTAACAATTTCGTTGCGTTTTGCTTCATTAACTGATTTAGTTAATTCAACATTAGCAGCTAGTTGTTCATCAATCTTAGATTTTAGAGAATCGATTTGATCTTCCATGTCGCCAAGTAGGTCATACTTTTCTTCTGGAACATCAATATAATGTTCTTCGAATAGAGATTTCATACCTTCAACGAAACTTTCTAAAATGTCAGACTTAATACCACGCTCAAGGGCAATTTCATTCTGTGTCATCCACTGCTCGGCAATATAGCCAAGGTATCCATCAACTTGCTCAACAAGACCCTCTGTATTCTTTTCAACTTGCTCAGCAAGTTTACTTTCGAATTCTTCTTCAATACGAGCAACT